TTTTCAATCGACATACCTGTTGAAAGTTATACTGGGGATTTGAGTTTGTACCTTGAAAACTTGCTTGTATCCAACTTTAAACAAAGTAGCGATTCGCTTCAAAATCTCAGTTATCTTACAATCGAAAGAGGCTCAAGTATTTCAGGTGAACTATCCTTTGAACCTGATAAAATCATGTCTTTAGCATCTTTGATGGAACTCATCACCAAATCATACGGACTGAAACTTTCAACTGAAGCCGTGTATTTAAGAGGAAGAGTGACAGGCATTATCTTTCGAATCGGTGAGGTTCAAAGAGGTATTAAACTCAGAAACAACTATCAGGCCATTCAGGATTTGGTTGTCAATGACAGTTCAAGTCAAATGGTCAATAAACTCACATACTACCCAAAAGTCGAGAATGTTCAGTTCAAGCAAACCATCGTTTACTATCTATTATCAACTGGGGAATTGACTCACGACATGTATCATCCTAACAGGTACAAGAGTGTCAAACCGAAGGCATTTTACTATACAGATAATGACTATCCATCATTGCTCACAAAAGCAAGATCCGAGATGATCGCCTCAAAATTGGACCACAATATCACTTTCACGATTAAATCCGAAAACGATGTATTTCAACCGATGAAAAATATCGAACTTGGGGATTTCGTAGAATTTGTAAACAATGAACAAACCTATGATTCGGTCGTTACAAGTATCAAATTTAGTCAGGGGTTTCATAAGGCAATGGTAACACTTGGTGAGTACCGTATTAAACTTACCGAAAAAATCCAGCTTCTAAACAAAAGTGTGAACTCTGCAGTTAGTCATATATCAATACAATCAACTGGGATCACTGATCTCGATGGAGGAGAATTTTAATGGGTGTTCAAAAAGTAACCTTTGATGGTGCAAATGTCACATCGAAAATTGATGCGGATTTGTATCATTTTTTATTTTCAAGTGATGTTGGCGTCTTGAAGTACGTGAAATCGCAATGTAGCTTTACGTTAGCCAATAACACGATTACATTTTTAGATGGTTATGTTGCAGTTTATGGACGAATAATCTACATAGAAAATCAAACAACAATATCTGTTACACCTGATTCAAGTAAGTTTGGCTATGTAGTGCTTGCAGTAGACACTCAAGCAAATACTGTCACTATCTATATTAAAGAAGCGATTGGAACCTATCCTGTATTGACCCAAAACAATTTACAGAATGCCGATGGACTTTATGAGTTGGCACTTGCAGCTTATTCGAAAACAACCACATCAGTCAGTCTCATCAATGATTTTGAACGACAGATGATTACATCAGATCGGATAAGAGTTGAAGAACTCGAGTCAAAACTAAAAGATTTCTATTATCCACAGCAACTGGGATTAACCAAGATTAGTAATGGTGTCTACCGATTTGGCAATGTTAACTCGGCTATCTTAATGGAAAGCATTCTCTATGTCGTGATTGAGAATACAACGATTGTAAGTTTACCAACCAATCAGCTGTTTATCGTTGTGGGTTCAAACTCATCACTCAGCTATCGGTATGGTGGAGCAGATTATTCGCTAAGCATATCTTATGCAAATGGACTTGTCACTTTGTCTTTGGGAAATACATCTCATAGAGTGACACAAGCGTATCTCAAAAAATAAGGAGGAAATATTATGGCAACAATTCAAATTAAACGAAGAACCACAGCCGGTACTGGACCACTCGTTGGAACGACAGGAACGGTAAAAGCTGGTGAACCTCTAGTCGATTTTAGTGGTGAGCATTTATACATTGCAAAGGCTGATAAAACAGCAAGTGTAAGTGTTCCTTTAGCAGAAGCGGACTATTTAAAGATTCCTGGAGTAGCAAAAGTTGATACACAAATCGATACTAAGATTACTGCTTTAGGTTTAGGAACAGCCGCAACCAAAAACACAGGGACAGGCAATGGCAACATTCCAATTCTTGATGCTGATGGAAAACTTGCTGATTCTGTCATTCCAAAAGTTGCGATTACGAATACATGGGTGGTAGCAAGCCAAACGGCAATGTTGGCTCTATCGAACGCTCAAGAAGGAGACGTTGCAGTTAGAACTGACATCAACAAATCCTTTATTCTTAAAACTGCAGGCTATGCAACATTGGCAAACTGGCAAGAACTGCTCACTCCAACCGATTCTGTAACAAGCGTCAACGGTTCAACAGGAGCAGTCACCATAACACTTGCAGGACTTGGTGGTGTATCAACTACTACCTATAACGCTCACGTTGCAGCTGATGTCCACTTGACCACAACTCAAAAGAGTATCTTAGCCAATGTTCTCAACACTCGAATCTTAGTCGGAGCCGGTACTGACGCCTCAGTTTCACAAGCAGCGTTTGATGCTGCAGTACTTTCTGGTGGGTTAAAGCTTTATCAATATATCGACTCAAACTACACACCAAGTGTCGTTAAATATGCACTTGGAATCGACACGACTAAGGTATTGCAACCTTCATCAATCATTGATGGTGGTACATACTAATGGCTATACTTCGGGTCAAACGTGGCACAACAAAGCCCTCTACAGCGAACCTTTCCTACGTTGGGGAGTTAGCCTTCGATTACACTAACAATGCTCTATATGCCCGAAATTCAACGTCTGTAGTGAAGGTGGGCGGAGAGCTTGAGCTTGTATATTCTTATGAAGGAATAACATATACACACAGTGCTTCATTGGTGTTTGATCCAGCATATATCTATAAAGTTCATGTTATTGCAACGACTCAAGGTACATCGGTTGACTCATCATCGACACTCATTTACTATCGTACTTCGGGATTATCGAATCTGCTAGGATCATATGTTTCGACATATTCAAACGATGTTGTTAGTACTATCACAAAGACTTCTGCAAGAAATACCTCATCCTTTATGATTCCAGATGTCCACTCATCCGGAGTTACCCTTACGAGTGGTATTTCAAAAGTGATTGATTTCGAATTGTCACCAACCTTTGCAACTTCATTATCTGATACACAACAATGGATTGCTTATGGGAAAGCCATCACTTCTGTGACGGGTCAAGGGAACGCAACACTCACTATGGTCGATTTTACACATACTATCAATGGTACTATTGGTAACCTCTACATCAATCCAGGACTTAATCTTGGCTCACCCGATTTAATCTCTGTGACGATTTATCGCACGGCAAGAAAGTAGGCATACTATGGCTATTATTAAAGAAATGAACTCTAAGTTTGGAGTTTCTTTATCCTATCACCGGATTATTGCATTCAACATCAACTATGTAGCGAAGAAAGCAGTCATTTGTGTTGCGTCCTATCATAGTAAAGAAGCTCGTGCAAATCACAGTGCACCACTAGAAGAAATCGATATAGAGGTTCCTGAGTCAGATTTTTATCTATTCAGTGAAGCGAGTCCTATCATACAAGGCTATCAATGGCTAAAAGATAATGTGGTTGGTTTTGATGACTCAATCGATGATTTTGAAGTTGTGGAAGGTACAACTCATGCTCCAAGTGAAACCGAAACCGCTGAATAAAGAAAGTATTCTAGAGATCATTCAAGGCATCTTTCCAAATACGACTGTGATGTTTGTCTACTACTGTGGCTCGCTAGCCTTCGGTATTAATGATGAGAATAGCGATGATGATGTGACTGTGGTGCTTGATGGTTTCAAAGGCAATGTTCACTTGAGTCTGGGTGAACTTGATATTTTTGCATACGGAAGAGATGTTTATTTAAAGAAACAAAACTTAGATCCAACAGTTCCTCTATACGATCGTGCCTATATCGATGAAGTTCTATCAGAAAAGGATAACCTAATTTACTTAAATGAGAGCTATCGAGATGAATATGAAGCATACAAGAACGTTGATTTAACAGGTAAGCTTGGGTTATTCTTGGAAAGTTTTGTGGAGCATTACAACATGCGTATTGATTATCCAGAACCGCAAAAGTCACATTATCACATTTTAAGGGTGCGTGGAATCTTGGATCATGTTGATGAAACTGGAAGATATCGCCATGTGGTTCACGAGCCCTGGTATACACACATGATTGAATACAAAAAGAACTGGAACAATAGCAAAGGCTTAGAATACATGTCGTTATTAAGGGAAGCCCTAGCATACATAGAAAAATACAAGGATAAGGTGATGAAGGATGAACTGGGACAACTTACTCAGTCTATTTAGAATGGAAAATTTGGTGTATTGGATTGTAACAATGGTCGTAGTCATCTTGACCACAATCAAGCAATTCAACCGCCAAGAACAGAAGAACAAAACAAATAACGATGAAATCTTGACGAATTTGCAGACAATAGAAAAGCAAAACATTAAAATGCTTAATCTCCTTGAAATGCACTCGCAAGATATTAAATCGTTAAAGAAGGATGTCAATGTCCTAGAACATCGTGTATCGAGATTGGAAGATTCGCAAGTCAATATCTATAATCGCTTAGGAGGCAAAGAGAATGACAACACTTGAAATTATTTTACTCATCACTTCCCTATTATTGTTGGCACTTTATGTGACATCAAAAATGGGTAAAGATCAACCACTTTCTGAGGTGATCAAAGAAGTAAAGAAAGACTTAAAAAACACAGCAGATAACGTGACCGACTTAGTTATCAAAGCAAAGGATATTGTCTTTGATGCAAGCGTTCAAAAGGCTATCAAAGAATTTATCTTAATTGTAGAGGAAAAGAATCAGCTCGCAAAAGTTAAAGGTGAGGCGTTCCTTACAGGGGATGACAAAAAACTCGCAGTTGTATCAAGACTCAGTGAGTGGGTAAGTAATGTCACAGGTTCAACAGAAAAGGCTGTTGAGTTTGTAGAGACCAACCAGTCAAATATTGAAGCAATCATCAATGACTACATATCCTTTAGTAACAAGATGCAAGGAAGAGCGACTCTGTCGGAAGCAGAAAAACTCATTCAAGAACAACTAAAAAAATAGAAACTGACCTCTGGGAATAATCTCTCGGAGGTCTTTTTTGTTGCCAAAACACGAAATATTCTCTTTTTTTCAAATGAACCCGAACTTTTTCACGATTTCTGCGGACTTAGACTTAGGAGGTGCTAAGTATGAAAGCAGAAATTAAAGATCAAATCATTGAAATGAACAGTCAAGGTGTTGGGTACAAAACGATAGCTTCGGATTTAAACATATCTATCGGATCAGTTAGAAATGTTCTAAAAGAAAAAACCGATATTTCGTCCTGTAGGTTTTGTAATAAGAAACTAAACTTCGTGGAGGGTAAGAAAAGAAAAGTGTTCTGCAATGACTCGTGCAGATACCAGTATTGGAACTCTCTAAAGAAAGTGTCCAAGTGATATGAATATGGATAATTTGAATCGATATGTCAACGCAGTTAAGCTTGCTGATGTAATGTATCAAAAGGGCATAATCACGAAGGATGACTTCAATAAAGTCGAGTCAGAATTAGCAAAAAAACACTGTATCAAACCTAATAGCATTTTCAGACTTAATGACTTGATAAATGACGCAAAAAGAGTGATTAATAGTAATACAAAAAAGGAGTGATATAGTGGAGAAAAACATAAGAAAAATCGAGGCTTTAGAGCATATAACAACGCTAAAAAAAGTCTGTGCTTATGCAAGGGTTTCAACCGAAAAGGAAGCAATGCTTCAGTCACTTTCCAACCAAGTCAGCCATTACAACAAAATGATATCTTCCAATCCTAAATGGCAGTTTATTGGGGTATATGCGGATGAGGGAATAAGTGGAACAAAGGAAGATAGACCTAATTTCAAAAGGATGATTGAAGATGCAAAGCAAGGAAAGATTGATCTAATCATAACTAAGTCAATCAGTCGATTTGGACGAAACACTGAGACGGTTATCAAAACGATAAGACAATTGAATACATTAGGTGTTGATGTCTATTTCGAATCACAAAACTTGCACACCTTATCGGCTGATGGAGAGTTTATGCTCACCGTTCTTGCCAGTTACTATCAAGAAGAAGCCAGGTCAGTGAGTGAAAATATGAAGTGGAGAATCAAGAGGGATTTCGAGAAAGGTATTCTGTGGGGTGCAAGAGACTTCTATGGGTACAAGGTGGAGAATAAGAACTTTATTGTAGTTCCTGAACAAGCAGACGTGGTAAAAAGAATATTCAACCTTTACATTGGAGGATTAGGAATTCTCGCCATTACACAGCAATTAAATCAAGAAGGCATTCAACCTTTATATTCAAAAAAATGGAGTTATGGTTCACTTCTGCAAACCCTCAAAAACATCAACTACACAGGAGACCTCATCCTTCAAAAGACATACAAAGAGAATCACTTAACAAAGAAAAAGATTAGGAACAAGGGTGAGTATCATCAATATTATGTAGAAGATAACCACGAACCAATTATCAGCAAAGAACTTTTCAAACAAGCATCGAGAATTAGAAATCAAAGA